ACTGGCCAGTGGAGCGGTAGAAGCCCTGGTGCTGGCTCACCATGCAGCCCCAGTCGTGGCGCAGGTAGGTCGTGATCCCGTCAGGATCGCGCTTGATCTCCGACTCGATGGTCGGCCCTGCTTCGCCCTCCAGGTAGCCGTACACCAGCTTGTCCACGCCGGGGTAGTTGCCCACGATGTACCACTGGCTGGTGCTGCTCGCATCCAGGCGCGGCTCAACGATCTTCTGCAGGTAGCCCGAGAAGATGTTGACGTTGCTGGTCTGGTTGGGAACGATCGTGGTGTTGAACTTGTCGAACGCCGTCTCCAGCGTGGTCGGCAGCAGGATGTACTGCGGCACCACGTACAGCGGGTTCTTGCCGGTGAAGTCCTTCTGGTTGCGCATCTTCTGACGCGCCTCCGAGATGGAGGTCTCACCGATCGCGCCGGTGCCGGTGTTGTTGTGGCTGGCGTGGAACAGGGCCAGGCCGTCGCTCATGCACTTGGCGTTGCCAGTGATCAGCCCCCACATCTGGTTCGCCTCGAACACCGAGACGCCACGGGCCAGCACCTGCACAGCGCGGGTGATGTAGCCCAGGTTGTCGTTGATGATCAGCCGGCGGCCGATGATCAGCTTCTTCCCGTACTCGCTCAGGAACCAGGAGCCCTGTTGCTCCTGCAGCGTCCCCGCCTTGTACTCCCCGCCCTCGCGGATCTCCTCAGGCAGCATCTGGCCGCCCACCTCGATCTCCTTCATCTCGCGGAAGTCGGGCAGGTTGCGCTGCTCCGCCAGCGGCCGCCAGGTCTGCACCTCCTCGGCGTAGGCCGCCTTCAGCGTCACGCGCTGGATGCTGGCCATCAGCAGCGGGAAGTCGCTGGTGCTGTGCATCGCACGCACGGCGATCTCGCTCTTGTCCATCCCCCGGTGGCTGACGCCGGCCAGCTCCAGGGACTCGCGGGCCATGTCGAGCAGGGTGCTGCCCCGATACTCGCGGCTGCCAGGCGCCTGGTCAGGGGTGGCCAGGTTGGCGCGCACCTTCAGGTGGTCGAGCTTGGCGTCGAAGCGCTTCTGCCCGTGGTCCTGGGTCACCTCGACGCGGGTCTGCGCCGGGGTGTTGCGCTGCTCAGCGGCCTGCGCGTCGATCAGCTGCATCCGGGCCTCGTCAAGCGCCACGCCATCGGCGATCAGCTTGTGCGCCAGATCCTCGCTCACCTGCAGCTTGCGGGCGGCGTCGAGGATGCCGGCGGCGCGGCGGCGCTCTTCAGCGCGCACCTCGTCGGCGTTCACCACAGACACGGCCATGCTGAGCTCGCTGCGGGTTTCAATCTTCTGCTCGGGCGCAGCCTCAGCGGCCGTCGCCCCCTGGTTCAGTTCGTCCACGGATCTCTCCTGGGGTTGGGTGGGGGTGGGCTCGTCTGAGCGCACCTGGGCCCCGGCATCGGCCGGGATCGGGACCAGCGAGAGCTCATACGGCTCCCAGTCCACTGCGCGCTCAACCGGCACTGCGCCGGTCTCATCACGCTCCGTCTTGTGGACCTTGTAGCCCACAGACACGTTGCGGTAGATGCCGTCTCGCACATCCTGGAAGATGGGCTCCACGTCATCTCGCCGGCTGAACTTCACCAGGGCGCGGCCCTCGCTCCCATCCAGCCAGGCGCGCTGCACGACGCCGATCTGGCTGCGCAGCGAAAACGAGTCGTGTGCATCGAGCAGTGGAGCGCCTCGGTTCAGGCGCTCCATCCGCACAGCGCCAGGCGCCATGCTCAGCTCCTCGATGTAGTCGCCACGAGACCAGCTCGCGCGCCTCACCTGAGCGCCGGTTGACCAGACCAGCTCAACAGTTCGCTCCTCGACGTTGATCGTCTCGGGGGCGAACATTGCCCGGGTCTGTAGGAGACCGTCGCTCATGTGCACTCCTTCGTCCTCTCGATTCTAGGGTCAGCCTGCAGCAGGAGCCCTGGGCGCTGCTGGCGCTGGTGGTTGCTCCGCCTCCGCCGGCGGTTCGCCCGTCGGCGGCAGGGTCGAACCCAGTGGTCGCACCTGCGTCAGGCCGGCGGCGCTCACCTTCCGCGGGTCGGTGTCGAGCACGATGCCTGCCGCATCCAGCAGCGCCATCCACTCCGTCCACAGTCGAATCACCTCATCCGGTTCGTAGCCATCAGCGCGGATCGCTTCCTGCGGCGGCAGCAGGCCCGCGCGCACGCGGGAGATCGTGCTGTTCGTCTCGCTCTGCGGGTCGTAGAGCTCACGACGCGGCGGGGTCCAGTCCGCGCTCAGCCCATCGGTGGCGATGCCCACCGCCGAGGCCTGCGTCGACCACCAGCTCCAGACCCGGTCGAACACCATCGGCGCCAGCACCTGCCAGGTGTCGCTCATCAGCCGACGCTGGAAGCCGATCCATCCCATCCGCCCCTGCGTGTAGCTGCCGCCCGAGTAGTCGCCCGTCAGCTCCTCGTAGGTGATGCCGATCCCCGCCGCGATCTCCAGCAGGTAGGTCTTGATCACACGGTCGATCTCGCCCGCCGCCGGTGGGTTGATCGTCCTGATGTCCTGTCCGGGGCCCAGCCGCACAATCCCGCCCGGTTCGATCCGATCGCCGATCGTCGACTTCTGGTTGCTCGTGCCATCCAGGTCCACCACCGCAGCGGCCAGGCAGGCCGCCACCTTCTCCTTCATCAGCCGCGCATCGAGCAGATCGCCCAGGTCCTTCAGCCGCACCATCACCGGCGCCAGGCAGCTCACCCCACGCGTCATCCCAGGACGCTCCGGCGTGAACAGGTGGATGATCTGCTCCGCCGGCACCGTGTTGCTCACGATGCTCGTCGCCTGCACCGCAGACTCGCCCGGGTGGTAGTTGTAGATCCAGAAGCTCTCGCGCCGGCCCTCGGCGTCGTAGACGATCCCGCGCTTCGTCCACCCCTGGCCCGTCACGCCCGGCGTGTCGTGCGTCTCGTCGATCCAGTCGCCCTCCATCACCTGCAACTGCATCGGCACCAGCAGGCCCAGCCGGCGGATCGTTGCCGCGCTCGGCGTCCGCATCCTGATCAGCACCTCACCAGACTCCTTCCAGGAGCGCACCGCCTGCGCCATCAGCCCGTCGAAGTTCTGCAGCCCGTGGTAGTCGCACTGCCGCGGGTCGGCCATCCAACCGCGCATCAGCTCCGTCACACGCTCGCCCTGCCGGCCGTTGCGCCGGGCCTGCTTCGCCTTGAAGCTCCACCCCGCGCCGATCAGGTTCGTTACCCATGACTCGACCGCCTTGCGCGCATAGGGGTTGTTGCGCACCAGGTCGCGCGCACGATCGCGCTGGATCCCAAACCCCCGAGCACTCGCAGCATCAGCGCTGCTCCCCTGCGTCACCCACGCATCCGTCCGCCGGCCACGGGCCGCGGCGTCGTAACGCCGCATCTGGCTCAGCTGGATGCGGGCCGCCTGCCGCCGCAACGCCGCCCTGGGCGAGATGACGGCCAGCAGCTGCTCAAGTGGATTCATTCGTAATCCCGCACCACGGCCGGGTAGTCGATCCGCACCACCGGGGCAGTGGCCGCCGCCAGCTTGCTGGCGATGAGGTTGCGCGCCCTGAACAGCTCGTTCATCGACTGGTACCGCACCACCTTGTCGTCGTAGCGCACCTCAAGGTAACCGCCGGCGATCGCTTCCTCGATGGCCGCCAGATGCGCCTGCGTGAATGTGCTCATCCGGGCCACCTCCGTTCGCTCATGCTACTCAGTCCCAGAAGCTGCTCCCGGAGCTGGCCGGCCGCGCCTCCTCTTCCTGCTGAACTGGCGCCGGCCGTTGCTCCACACGCTCCACACCGCCATTGCGCTCCTCATCCCACCGGTCATCGCTCCACCGGTCCGCGCCAACCAGGGCCGCGGCCGCTCGGGCATACACCCTGCAATCGAGGGCCTCGTTGCGCGGCCGGGTCTTGATCCACTCGAACTTCGTGTACCCCCGCCGGTCGATCGTGTTCGTCAGCCGCTCAGCGCACAGCATCCTGAAATACTCCTCTCCGTGCTGCGGGAAGTGGCACCAGCCGTGCGGCAGCAGCTCACCCTCCTCGGGCAGGCCCCGTCGCAGCCAGCCGTACAGCTCGCCTTTCGCCGTGCTGGTGCCCACCCCCCAGACCTTCACGCCGCCACGCAGCGGCTTGCCGTTGCGCAGCACCTCCGCCTTGCTTGGTGTGCCGATGATTGCCATCTGGCTTTCGACACCACGGACCGCGATCACCCGGTTGCCGGCCTGGCTGCGCACCCACCGGTAGACCTCCTGGCTCCTGAAGTTCGAGTCGATGGCCGTCATCCGGATCGGCAGCCGCTGCCCATCGCCGCGGCCGAACTCGCTCTTCACGAACTTGGTCAGCTCGCGCCACACCGCCGGTTGCGCCGTGTC